TCTGCCACTTGTGGAAGATGTACAGCGTCGTGTCCTCGTCTACGTTACCACCATCCGAGTCGCATGGATACGCCGTGGAGTACAACTTGTTCCCGGCCAAGGATGCAGGTGTGACTATCTTGGCATGCAATACTCCATCTATACTGCCAGCGTTGAAGACGTAATGGCCTCCACTAGTATCACTGATGTAGTGGACTAATACAGGCCAGTCTGCTAGTAGTTCATGGGTGCCCTCAATGAACTCAGCGATATTGGTTGCTGTGATCTGTGTTGCTATGTTTTCTTGCTCGGACGTAGTCACAACAAGGTACTTGGTTGTCCCGTCCGCATTGCGTAGCCTGTCAGTATGGTCCCCCCCTGTAATGGTGCACTTCATACGACGTAGCCAGTAGCGCTCGTCTGTATATGGTGTTTGCCCTGATGCATCTAGCAAGCACCAGAACGGCTTGTGATCCAGATGATGCATACCATGATGGGTGGCCTCACGTTCCTCCTCACGAGCAATGAGAGCATTGGGCATCTCGGCCTTGAGGGGACTGCCAGGCTTGACACGTGGTGGTATAGGATTGATCATTATGACGGAGGACTCCATCGCAGCGGGAAGTCGGACAGTCCCTGATTTAGCTGAATGACCTGGGGGTTGCTGTATCGATTGTGCCTGTGCAGTTGGGCGAACAGGTCGTGGAAGTTCGCCTCATGGTAAAAGCGCCAATCACCACAACGCGTGAGTTGATCCTTGTTCCACCCTGGGTAATTGAGTGCGAATGGCAACGTCACCCTATACAGATGAAGGCCAGTGGACTGCACCATGTCAGGAAGTGCCCTGATGGAGGCACCTTCGAACATCCACATACCTGGGTCTGCTTGTCCCCACCGCTCAGCGTTAATACGGTTGACATTGATTGTCCACCGTATCGGGTATATCTCAGAGGTGGTCAGGTTGATGGTAAAGGTGGCTTGTGATGACTTTCTGTCAAACGACACTGCTTCGGTAATCCAGTCTCCCAGAGGATCATCCCAGTGAGAGCCATAGATAACCTCACCATCAAGATCATGCTGAATGGCTTGGGTCGTTCCTGATATAGTGAACGAGTCCTCTCGCCAACCATTCTTGTTTGATTGCACTTCCCGCCAATACTCAGTGGCGTACTCATAGTTGACCGTCAGCTTGGCCCAGTTGCCGCCAGCAGCTCTTGCTGTGTAGGGGGCGATGTCTGAGTTTGTTACCTCGAGCAGTGGCTCGTTCGGGAAGTCCTTTGTGCCTGACACAGGACGTAGTGCTCTGATATCAGCCAAATCACCAACATACTCACGAACACCACTCATCTGGTCGTTCTCGTAGTGGACTGCCTGACTCGTTAATACTTCGTGTGTTTCGCCCATAGTCTATACTATCCTATTGCCAACCCTTGTTCTTTACTACTGCCAAACGCACTGCATGTACTGCTGCTATTGCTGCTCCTGCATCTACGTGCGCTACCCTGTTGCCGTGAGTTACCTCGTCTCGCAGGTTGCGTACACTGCCCAGTCCCATGCTGCCAAAGGACAAATCAGGACGAGGTGATGCAGTACCGCCACCACCACCCTCACCCCACCCCCCCTCACCTGCCCGCAATCCAGGCTCGTTCTTGCCAAAAATTATTCGCTTGATAATATCAACAAGTGGTCCAGCAGCCCTATTGCCCTTGCCTATCAAGCCCAATACTGCCTTCCTAACTGCAAGTGCTGCCTTGTCTATCTTCAGCTGGAACAGTGCCAGCTTGATAGCCTCAGCACGCTCAGCCTGTCGCTTCTTTTCAGCATCAGCCAGCTCCTGCAGCAGTCTCTTGCGCTTAGCGGCTATGGCATCCAGCTTGGCTTGTGTCTTAGGGTCAATCTGAGCCAAACCGCTAAGTATTTTGCTGCTATCAGGCCATGGACCACTCCATGTCTTGGCAAGCTTGATGTTGGCTTCCTTGTATATTCTCGCATAGTCTGGTGCTGTAATTTCCTCTATGTCTTTTTTGTACTGCTCGTTGATTGCTGCCATTCGTTTGACATGTATTCTGGCATTTGTTAGGTCTTTTTGATTGGCTGTTTCATCACTGAACATGCCGGTCTCTCTGTTCAACGCGATACCTGTTCGTATAAACAGATAACGCGACTGTTCTGCCTTTTCCTTAAACCATGCCTTGGACTTGGCATTTGCAATATCAGCTATCTTACTCAGGCTAACGCCCATAGCTTTAGCAATCGCCAACCCAACAGCAGCAAATGTACTCATCAATCTCCTGCCCAACACCATCATTACCCTGCCAACATAACCAGCTATTGTGCTAAACATGCTCATAAAGTTTTTACCGAACTCCTGCAGTCTGACCCACCAATCATGTATGAAGTTGAGTCCTATTTTGGTCAACAGTTCAAAGTGGCGAGCAATGAAAGCAATACCATCGGCTATCCATTCTATTGCATTGAGCACTGCACCAAATGCTTTTTCGAATACACTACCCGTTTGCTTGGCAGCGTTGCCCAGGCCACCCATCTTGCCAACAAGCCAGTCGAGGAGCTTACCGAGTAGCTTTGCGAAATCGTCCCAAGCTGCACGCAAGGAGACCAGTATACGGACGAACTGATCATGGAACGTCCTCTTGATCCAGGCCATGAACTTGCTGAACTTGTTGACAGCAGTAGTTAGCATCTTATCAATGTTGCCACCGAATGCTTCCCATATCTTCATACCGGCCAGTGCACCAAGCAGCATGATGACAGAAGTAAGTGGCGATCGGATAGGCATGGTCAGTAGCTTGATGAGCCCACCAATCATCTTGTGCAGTTTGGGCAGCATTATCAGCACTACACCTACCACCGGTGCCCACATCGTAAACTCTACGATGTTTTTCTTCACCGCTGGGTGCAGCTCATTGAGCTTGTCAAACAGCTTCTGCACCCAAGCAACCACAGATTTCAGGTGGGGCAATAGCACCATGCCAAACGATACAGCAAGCCGCTTCAGAGCCTCACGCATTCTAGCCAGCTTGAAGACGAATGTCGATGATGCCTTAGCGAACGCTTCTTGAGTACGCCCAGAACGCTTGGTCTGTTCTTCTACGTCCTTGACAAAACCACCATATTGCTTCAGGATGGCTGTCGCTGCTCTGAAGCCACGATACGTACGGAAGATGGCACGTACTTCCATATCCGTAGCGTTGCGCAGCTTACCCATGATACCAACAAGTCCCTCGCTACGAATGGTGGCTGTGGACAACTCAAGGTTGTACTTTTTGGCTACCGCTATAGCCCTCTTCGTAGGGGCAAGGAACGTTGTCATCATACCATTGATAGAGGTCATGGCACGACCAGCAGGAATACCAACACGAGTGACAGTGGAGATAGCTGCGCCAAGCTCCCCCATCGACACACCAGCAATTGACATAGCTGTAGCAGCCTGCCCCAGCTGGGCAGCAAGCTCAGGATATTCAATCATACCTCTTCGTACAACTTCGAACATCCAGTCAGAGACGTCTGCAGCATCCATGGCTGACAAGCCATAAGCATTCAACATAGTCAGTAGGGACTTTGCTGCAATAGCGGTGGTCGTAAACCCTGCCGCCCCAGCCTTGGCAGCTACCCTCAACGTGTCCATAGCCAAAGCAGGGGGCACAGTTGCTGACAGGATATCGTACAGGCCCTTGGACAGAGACTCCGTGCCATCAGCAAAGTCTACAGCAACCTGCTGGATGGCCTTAGAGTAGCCTGGCAAGTAGCGAGTACGAGCACCAATGAGCATCGTATTGACCTTAGCCATCCGACGCTCAAAGTTTGCAGCAGCAGCAGCGGCACCCGTAAACAAGCCAATAAGGCCAGACACTCCTGCACCCACAACAGCAAGCTGCTTGTGGAACTGAAGATCGCGTGCACGGATCTCCATGTAGGCTTCGCCCAGCTTGAAGCCACCAGCCTGATAGCCACTACCTGGTGCTGGCATTAGCTGCTCCCGTGATGTATGTCATTTGGATCATCCACATAGTTGGGGTTGTGCCATGGAGGCTTTTGATGCTCCGGATGCTCCGATGCATCGCTATCGCCTATCCATGGATTAGTCATCTTGAGCACAAACTCCACTTCATCCAGCAGCCCATAGAACTGCAACGGTGTAAGGTTACGGAGCGACTGCAACGTGTAGCCGGGATATACACTCAACAAGAGTGCACATGCCTGTTGGAACGTTACTCTGTCGGTATCTCCACTTCCAGTGCCGGTGCCTCTGGAGGGTTTGGCAGGGGTTCCTCAGTCACCAATCCCAGTACGTCCATCACTGCAGCCATGTCCTCGGGCACTAGCAACTTGCCCAAGTCCTCTACGCTCATACCTGGCCTGTCGTGGCAGATAGAGCAGTGAACCAAGAACAGAATACCTGCAATCGACTGACTCTGAGCAGCTTGCTGCTCAGCCGACAGCGGTTCGTTGTAGATGGCCTTGAGTGTGTCACTGACAATATCGCTGCCCAGCAACTTCTCATGCGCCATGTCCAGGAACGCTGCCGCTCGACGACTTCGCATGAAGTCCTCGAAGTCAGCCATATTGCCCATGCTTAGAGTGCGAGCTGTGAATGTCTCACCGCCCAGACTGATTTGCTTGGAGGGGGCAAACATCTTGTTGCCAGCATCTGCTGACACCGTCTTGTCCTGTGCCTGTGTCATCATGATCCTTTCTATTATCCACCGCCAGTGGGTGGCGAGGGTTGGTTGGCTTAGATAGCACCAACCGTCAGAGCACCAGTACCACGGAAGCTGATCGTCGCTTCAGGGACGCCATTCACTTCGACGGTGGGACTCAGTGTCTTGATGAATGCATTGCCCTTGTAGCCAAATGCAGCACCCGTGAGAATCAGTTTGAGCTCCGTGATGGCATTGCCAACTGCCGGCTGGGCCGTTGTAACGTCCAGTCGAACGACGAAGCTACCGCTCCACTCAGTGGTCAGTGCGATCCACGTCTTGGGACCGGCTGACGTAAAGTCTGTGGTTTCACCCTCACCAGCATCGTAGGTGAGAGTCCAATTGTAGCCATTGAGCGGCGCGTTAGCATTGCCGCCAGCCCAAACGATTGAAGCATTGTACCCTGCACTTGTGGCCATGTCTGGTCCTTTCTATTCTTGATACAGGACTACGTAGTCAACAACATACATCCATATGCCCTTTTCGTCTTTTGTCAGGATGCCGGGCGATAGCTTCCTGCATGTCATGTCTTTGTGCACACTACCCGCCGGCTCCTTGAACGGCAGGACTGCTCGATGGAAACGATCGTTCAGAGCCTTGATATAACCAAGGATATTGTCGTCCAGCGCTGATCGCTCAAAAATGCTGAACTGTATCCTCACCTGCTCAATGCGATGGTTACCTTTGAAGCCTTCGGCAGGCTCAATGCCACCGAGCATGTATACAACTGCGTATGGCTTGTCTTGCTTGACTGGTGCTTGGTTACGATGCAGACCACCAGTAACTGTAATAGTAAGACTGGGTGCATATTCCCATACATCCTTGATTGCTCTAAAGAATGCTTTCATGGCAGGTTCACCGCTACACCACCCTTGATGGGGGCACCAATCATCTTAGCAATCCTTTGGACTTCTGTATCCAACGACATTCGCAGGAACGGTCTGGGTGCCATCTTAGATGTGCCTATCTCCAGCCACTTAGCGTAGGAGCAGTCTGCAGCAGTTGCCACACCAATTCGTACAGCATCGGCATGAGCTTCATAGCTAATGGCGTCGCGCAGATCACCTGTCCTCATATGAGGATACTGACCAGGCTCACTAGCAGGAGGAAAGGCTGTACTGATGTTGGCCTTCACTTGTTTCTCCATATGCTGACCAACAGCCTTCATACGATTAGCCATAGCACCGGTAACCGCATTGGTCACTTCTTTGATGGAGAACTTGTACGTTACCTTAATCGGCATCGCCGTCCTGCAGTTCCTCAAGGTCTACACGTTGGAATCGGTTCATATGGTCAGGCTCTACAACTACCTGTACTCTATACGTACGATTGGCAAAGACCAGTCTGTCCTGTATTCTGATTTCCTGAACAGGGGAACAGAACCATCTATGCGTTACAGTAGCAGCCATCTGTGCTGCAATCTCAGCCTCTCGACCAGTCAACGGCACTAGTCTGCCAGCCAAGTTGGTATGCACAGTAGCCCATGTACGTACGGCTCCTGCATAGACCGTCTCAGCAGCAGACGCTCGCTGAACATTAGCCTTATGAATGTACAGAGAACGTAGGCTCATGCAGTCGCCGCAATCACGATGTCGTAGGTAACGGCACCAGCAGCACCAGCATCGTTCAGAATCTTCAGAGTGTCATTGGCACCCGTAACAGCCAGGTCGCCCGTCCACAGGAAGATGCCCGAAGGCTGCACATGAATGATGTCGCTGACATCATCGAAGATCAGCAATTGTGTGGCAGCAGCCCCACCCACCTCGAGGTAGTCCGCAGTCGAAGTGTTGCTGATATAGATGAGGTTGACATTCGATGCAGCCATTGACGTTCCAAAGGCATCGGTGAACGTAGCGTCGAGGATAATATCCTCTGTCGCAGCAACGGCCAACGTTCGCTGATCGTGCCAGAGTAGATCAACTGCAGCCAGCGGTACATCCGTACCCAGCGTAATCAGCTTGTCGATAGTGACTGTGTCGTCTGGCGTTGACAGGTCCAGTGCCTTTGTCAACTTGAGGACAAGGTCAAGACTTACGGATCCAGTGAGTGCCATGATTTTCTCCTACGAGTTAAAAGCTCAGTTTGAGTAGTCTGTATGGTTCAAGCTGCCGCAAGATGCTTTCATCACCTAATGCTCCTTTGGCAGCACCAGTAACACCAACGGTGTACGAATAGTCAGCAAGGGTTTCTGATTGTAGTGTGCGGTCATGCTCCAGCATATACCATCCTATGATGACAGCCTCGCACACTGCCTTTTCAATAGCAGCAGGGGTCGTCGCCCACCCAGCCGTGTAATCGACCATTCCCCCCCGCCCCCCCTGACTGGCGGTGGATAATAGATAAACTATTCCTGCAGCATTATCGATGCTGGCGGGCGTCAGCGTTTCCTCCCAAACGCAGACCTCACTGTTGACCATATCGAGCACATCTGCGAACGAGATAGGTACAAGGTCTTCAGCAGGGTAGTGTCCGTGGGAAGCATTGACAGTAGCGGTCCAACCAGTTACAGCATTGATCGCTGCAGCCAGCAGGGTAATGGTTGCATATGTGGCAATGGTGAGATCGGTCGTTGTTTCCACCCCCGTTGTCATTGACCTCATGTTGAGTGTGGTCACAGCATCGTCAAGGCGGATGGAGGCTCTAGTGGCGTTGGTACCACTGAACCCTACGGTCATAACAGCCAGGTGGCCTATCATCAGCCTCGTAACAGCAGTCACAGGAGCCTGTGCTAAGGTGAAGTAGTTGTCCTCTGTGAAGTCGATCAATTCAGAGTATGAGCGAGACAGCACCTGCCTGTCGAGGTAACTTTCAACCTCCATTGACACAGCGTTGATCAGCAGTTCGAACAACCACGTACCTGCCATCATCAACGTCAGATCGTTGGCAACCTCATACACATCAGTTGCAGCAATGTGTGTGAGGTCAGTGGATGGTGCACCACTGGGACCAAGCTGTACAGCATGCCAGTTGGCAATAGCGTTGATAGATGCCACCAACTCGACTATGGTATCTCTGGCAGGGTTAGCAAACGCTAGAGTGTCAGTTCCTATGTTGGTTGTTAGCACTATTGCCACACCAGTAATAGTAACAGTAGCAGACGTCACTCCGGTACCACTATGGTGTATAGACAATCCTGGGACAGTCGTATCGTTCAGCCGCCCAACAGTCTTGGCATTTATTACAGTTGTTAGTGCATAGGTATCAAGACCCATGTTTGCTCCCGTTCGTAATACGTTCGTGGGAAGGCATCTTCAGATTGTTCAGTGCTGAGAACATCGTCATAAAGTGCAAGTCGTTTGCCTTTTTCCAGCGGTCCTCTGTACCCTTGCTGATTGCACCTTGCAGCTGCGTATGAGTACGCTCTGCATCAGCACGGAACTTCACCTGCTCTTGCTTGAACTCTTGGAGCGTATCGTAGATTTTGTTGGTCTTGACACTTACGGCATCCAGCTTCCACAGTACGCCACCGAGTGTAATGCCTGAAGTTAGGAGCATTAGTATGAGGGCTGCAAAGGTGCCCCACTTCAGGCTTATCTTGTCACTGCTAGTGCTGCTAGTGCTGCTAGTGCTTGCCTTTGTAACCATTACCAGCCTTTCACTTATGTTCCAACACCAAGCATCATCAGGCCACCGGGAATCCCTGCGTGGAAAACCCAATTTGCGTGGTTAGTCCCACTGTCCACTACACCACCATAGACATCAACGACTGCACCAGGATTACCCATATCGGTAATCGTGCAGGTAGCGTCGCCAGTAATCCGATTGCCACCATCAGCCGTACAGACGATGCCCGTGCCGTCCACGGTCGAACCGGCGTCGAGCGTCCAGTTACGAGGGCCA